GGTGTCGGCGCTCAGGGTGGAGAGCACGCCCCAGCAATCCGGGCGCTCGACCGTGCCAATGCCGAGATGGGTGAGCCCCTGACTGGTGCCGAACGTCTCCGTCACCCACACGGTGAGCCCCAGGGCGAGGACACTGGCCGGGAAGACGACCGCGCCCGCCTGGGCGACGCTGGCCCCCGGATGCAGTGCCACGGTGTTGGAGCCCAGCCCCAGGCCCGCCGCGGCCGCCCCGCCGCCGGTGCCGGCGACCGGATCAATGACCCATTGCGGCACATCCTGAGCGTCGTGCAGGGCCAATTTGTACTGGGCTGGACCGTAATAGAACAGGGCTTCGCCTGACGAGTCGAGCACGAGCGGGTTGGGGAGCGCCGTGGTGAGCTCAGAGTCGGCGTACAGGCTCTGCGGGGTGCTGGTGCCCGAGAGATAGCTGTAGAGCTTGCCGCCTTCGAGGGGCAAGCCGTCGGCGTCGTCGGCCCGAAATTTGGGGTAGAGCCCAAGGGTGCCAGCAGCGGTCATATGTTTCTCCTCAAGATTTTTCCCTTGCCTGCCGATACTCTTTTTAGGGTATAATAAGGGTATCAGGAGGTGTTATGGATCGACGCCCCAATCAAGAAACGATGAAAGTCTCCCGCGAGGTGCTGACGCTGGTACGCCAGATTGCGGCCATCACGGGCGAAAAACACTACGCGGTGGTGGCCAGATTGCTCCGCAAGGAATGGCAGCGCGTCAACGCAACCGCTCGCACCACAAGGAGTTCCTCATGATCCGTCGTCTCATTCTCGCGCTGCTCGTCCTGACCGTCATGGCCAGCGCCGCCGCTGCTCAGGTGCATGTCCGTGGCTACACCCGTCGTGATGGCACGTATGTGCAGCCCCATTACCGCTCCAGCCCCGATGGCAACCCCTCCAATAACTGGTCCACGCGGGGCAACGTGAACCCGTATACCGGCCAGTACGGCACGCACCAGCCGCTGACGCCGTACACGCCGCTGCCCACGGCGCCGTATGTCGTGCTGCCTCAGCCGCCCCTGTCGCCGTATGAAGCAGGCTATCTGGTGCCACGCCGCTAAGGAGGCCCCGATGGAAGGCCCGATGCTGGAACGGGTGCTTGCCCTCATTGAACTCAATCTCTTTGCCACCGTCGTGGTGGGTCTCGTCTATGGGGTGCTCTTTATGCTGATCTTTCGGGAGATCAGCAAAGGGCACCAGAGTCTCGAACGCATCGAAGCCAGTGCAGAACGCATCACCCAGAGCGCTGAACGCATCGCCGCCATGGTGCGCGATCTGCACCAGCGCTAGAAGGAGTCTCGTATGTCCCCCGACCACTGGATCCTGGCCGGGCTGTCCCTGGCCACCATGCTCTACATGGCGTGGAGTATGGCCCGCATCATCACCGTCCAACGCGACATTGCCGCCATGGTGCGCGACCTGCACCGGCGCTGAAAGGAGTTGACGTATGTTTCATGTCCTGGTCAGTCACCTGGGAATCGGGACCATGCTGCCCCTCGTGCACGCGGTCATCGCTGCCCCTCGCACCCCGATGCTCGTTCTGTATGGAGGCGCGACGCTGTTTACCCTGCTCTTCCTGCGCTATGTCGTCGGAAAAGGCGCCATTACGGCGGTCATCTCGGTCTGCTTTCCGCTTGCCGCCGCGTGTCCCGTGGTGGTTGCCGAAGCGCGGGCCCTCCGCCGCCGAGCCAGGAAGCCCCGACGGCGTGTCTACCCAACGGTGCAGCACGTGGCCCCTTAACGACTCAAGCGCCCGGGCGCCACCTCGATCTGGCGCCCTTCCTTGAGTTTGCCCTCCTCCTGTTCCAGTCCAGGCAAATCTGGGAGCGCCAGCCCCGTCTCGCGCCTGGCCATATTCGCCGCGATGGCCATATTGTTCAACGAGAGATTCCCCCGACCATTGACAATCGCGTTGCGAAACATCTCGCGTCCACGGGGAGAAATCAGCGTGTTGGAAATAATTTGTCGGAGGGCCGCAAAGCCCGGCATGCGCCAGATGCCCATCACATCGGACATGGGCAGTTCCACCGTGCGATAGAGTTGCGCAATATCGTCCATTTCGCGCTGAAAGGCGGCCCGGGCTCCCGGCGTATGATCGAGCGCACGATTAATGCGTTGTGCCAGGTCCCCTTCATTGCGCCGCAAGTAATCGGCCATCTGCCGGAGGTTGAGCGTCCCCATACTCAGATCGCCCGTGCCACGAATCGACCGCTCGACCAGCACCCCGAGATCTTCGGCGGCCCGCACTCGCCCCCATTGCCTGCGGGCTTCTTGGAGCTGCTGGACGGTCATGCCCGTTGCCACACTGCCACGCGCTATCCCCGCATCAATCGCGGCGTCCACGGCATCTTGCACGTCTTGGAGTTGCTGCCGGGCGCCGTGCGTGGGCAAGCGTTCAATCCGCTGCCGCAAGGCACTGCGCAGATCTTGTAAGGTGCCAATCTGGACGCCACGCACCGCCTGGCCAGGTTGCCGCAAGGAGTCCACGATCTGCTGATAGGTCGTGCCCGTGCCATGGCGGTTATCGAGTCCACGGATTTCTTCAAGCACCTGGTCATAGTTGCCAGGAGTCAGCCGTTGCAGTTCCTGGCGCACCGGCTGCACATCGAGTTGCAGGCCCGAGGCGCGCACGGCATCAAACTCTGCGCCCACTTGCTGGCGTGTCTGCGCCTGAAAGACCTGCGGCAACTGATCCCGGGCCCGCCGGGCGGCCTCATCGAAGCGGATGAGTTGCCCGCCCCGCGTGCCCCGACCGATCATGCGGGCCACCCCGCGCACGGTACTTTCGGCGACCTCGGGCACGGCCGACCAGGCCGCTTCGGTCGCCACCTCTTTCCAGTTCGGGAGTCGTCCTTCCCGCAGCACGGTATCTGCGGTCATGCCTGCCACCGAGCCCACGGTCCCGCCGACCGCCGTCCCGAGGCCGGGAAGAAGCAGGCTGCCCCCGACCTGGCCGACGATTTCGCCGACGTTGCTTAACTCGCCACCCTGCGTTGCCCCCTCGCGCCGCTGCAATTCGGCGCGCTCTGCGGGACTCATCTCCGTTTTCGCCTGCTCGATCTGCGGCAAATCTGATGCATACGTGGCAATCTCCGGGCTGGCGGCCCCGAAGGCGGTGGCGGCGCGCTGCCACCACGGCTGCTGTTGTGCTTGCGCCTGTTCCGCTGCGAGGGCTGGGGATCGTGGCAGCGGCGCCGCCCCAGACGGCGGACTCATGGTGCTCTGGTGCGGCGTGGCTGGGGCTGCAGGGGCCTGGGCTGCAGGGGCCTGGGCTGCAGGGGCCGGGGCTGCAGGGGCCTGGGCTGCAGGGGCCGGGGCTGCAGGTCCGAGTCCTGGCGCCTGGCCAAACAACTCGTTGAAAGCACTTGTGCCCTGTGGGGTGGCGCCCGTCTGCCGTGCCGGGCTCACGGGTGCGGCCTCGGCGCGGGCTGGGGACAGCCCGCGACTCGCCCTCGTGAGCCCTCCAGGCTGCGGCGTGGCCGGTTCGTAGCGCGCAAAACCGGCCTTCTGCTGCAACACGTGCTCCGCATACCCCGGGGTGCCAATCCCCCGATACGTCGGGGTCCCGGTGTTATACCGCGTGAGGGCCCGGCGTTCATTCCCGTGCTCCTTGTCGAGCTGCATCTTGAGATACCGAATGCCGCCGTAGATATTGGTATCAGGGTCGAGCCGTTTCGCGGGATCAATCCCCGCATCAATCGCCGCGGCGGGCCGCAGTTGAAACAACCCCTGGGAGTTCCCATCATCGCCCCGCACCGAGGGTCGGAAGCCCGACTCGGACTGCACCACGGCCAGGGCCAACGCCGGGTCCACGCCCTGCCGGATGGCCTCGGCACGAATCTTCTGGATCAACCCCGCGGGGGCATCCCCACCGCGCGCGCCACCGGCGGCCGGAGCGCCCCCGAACAATTCCGTATAGAAACTCGGCACCGCATCCTCCTACGGCGTCTGCCAGCCTTTGCGCTTCGCGGCATCAATCACTTGCTGGCGCGTGACGGGTCGCCCAGCCGTGACGCTGTCCTTGATGGTGGCCTCAATATCCGCCTCGGTCATCACGCGCGGGGGGGCGGAGGCGGCGGGGGTCCCTGTTCCCGCCGTCCGCTCCGCCGTAGATCCCAGGTCTTGCGTCACATTGGCCGGGTCCAGGTGATAGCGTCGCGCCCGCTCGTCAAACACGGCTTTCGTGCGCTGGTAATCTTTCGTGGACTGCTCGTAGATCCGCCGCGCCCGGTCGAGATAATCTTTCCGGATCGTGCCCTTTTCCTCATCACCTAACAGCTCGCCCGACACCAGGCGGTTATATTGCGAGTAGATGCGTTCGGGAATACTCCCCGCGTTGGCCGCCGTGGCATATTCGCCGGCGAGGACCGTGGAGCCAGGGTCGAGCAGCTTCATAAAGCTATAGATGAGCGCGAGATCGCCTGCCGCACTCGGATCTTTGGCCGCCGTTTCGATGCGCCCGTAAAACTCGCTCTGCACCTGATACGGTTTGGTCTGCGCAACAAAATCATTCCGGAGCTTGTCTTCCTGTTCAAAGGTGCGAGCCGAGCCCTGCGTCTCGCGTTGCTGCTGGCGTTCCTCCCGCCGTTGCGCGGTCTCTTCCCGGCGTGCCGTCACATCCTCCCGACGAATCGCCAGCCCTTCCCGCTCGATCTCCGTGCGCTTCTGCGTCTCGGCCACTTCGGCCGCCCGCAATTGCTGGTTGGTCCGATCGAGATCACTCTTCAGGCGCTCGTCATACGTCCGGCCCTGGTCGGCGAGCTGCTGCATGACACTCCGGTCATACGTGGGGGGCATGCCCGGAATGTGCGCCACGCCGAGATCGCGCGCCGCCTGCTGCATCGTCTGCTGATACGCCGTCTGGACATCCTCACCCCTATCCTCCGTGGCAAGGAGGCTATGGGCCAGTCGTGCGACATACTTTGTGCGCTCCTGGGCCGTTTCGAGCTGCACTTTCCGGGCTTCCAGCACGTCTTTCGCGCTCGCCGCCTGGCTTTTCTCGTAGCTCTGCTGCGCCTTGAACACGGTGAGCGGGTCGCTCGTGGTGCGGTACGCCTCGGTCAAGGCCCCGGGGATGTTGACGCGGGTCTCCCCGGTCACCGGATCGGTCACCACGTTCTTGTGGAAGGCGCGCGCCATGGTGCCGCGTTCCTGTTCCTGGCGCTGCGCTTCGGCCAGTTCCAGTTGCTGCATCTGGCCCTGCCGCTGCGCGGCCTGGAGCTGCAACGCGGTCTGCTGCCCGCGTTGAAAGGCCATCGGGTCGATGGGGGACACCCCCTGCCCGGCCAGCAGCGGGAGACGGATATCGAGTGGCATCGTGGCTCCCTCTACTGCCCCATGTATTGCCAGGGATTGTACGGCTGGCTGTTCATGTTATACCCATACCCTACTTGCCCCGGCGGCGGCGCCGCCGGCCGTTGCAGATACATCCCGGCCAGCCCGCCGAGGGTATTCGCGCCTTGAGTGATCGCGCCCTGCCAGGCATTGGACGCGCCAATCTGCCCCGCCGCAAGGGTACTGCCGCGTTGCAAGGCCAGCTCCCCCACGTTGGCGGCATACTGGCTGCCCAGGGTGCCGAGATACTGCCCGGTCTGCTGTCCCACCCCGGCCAGGCCGGACAGCCGGTTGTATTGCTGCTGCTGCAGGCCATGCCCGAGCTGCCACTGCTGCAAGGCGCGTTGGTACTGATCTTGGTTGGCGGCGAGATCGCGACTGTAGCGCAGCTCATTGCCGGCGAGCGCCCGGCCATAGCCCAGTTGATTCTCCCCCAGCGCCCGGCCATAGGCCTGCTGGTATTCCTGCGAGCCCAACTGCTGCCCAAACTCCGTGAGCCCCCGCATGGCCCCCCCGGAGAGGAGCCCGCCGCGCGCCGCCGCACTGCCTTCGAGGGCGCGCTGCCCGGTCTGTAAGCGGAACTGATACCCCGGATCGTTGGCCAGGCTCGCGGCCGTCGGCGGCGTGAAGCGAAACGGCGCCGCATTGAACTGGTACTGGCGCGGATCGAGCCCCGCCGGCGCCCGAAACGGCGCCCCCGGGCCCTGCCGAATGAGCTGCTGGAGCTGCGGCAAGGCCCACTGCCCGGCTTCCCGCCACGGGGCGATGTCCTGGCGCGCCTGCTCCCACTGCTCGCGTTGCAACTGGGTGGCCTGGTCAGCGGATTCGGCCTGCGTCTGTGCCGCCTCTTTGGAGGCTTTCGCCTGCATCGAGGCCGTCAGGGCTGCCCCGCCTATCGCCACCGCCCCGGCGATTCCGGCTGCAATAAAACTCAATGGAATCCCTTTCTTTACAGCTACTTGTCGTGTGCGGCCAGCGCCGCACGGTAGCTGTCGTAGGCCGCAAACGAGGGGGCAATAATCTGCGCTTCCAACGCGGCCAGGTCCTGGGTATCCGTCGGGTTCGCGTGACAGGTCACCCACACCGTATCTTCCAGCGCCAACGCGGCCCGTTTGGCCCCCGGGGGCGAGCGCAGCACCTGCGGGGCGTGCACCTCGACCAGCCCGCCCGCCTCGGTATAGAGCCGCAACGCGCCTTGGAGCAGCACGATCAGATGTTCCTCTTTGTGAATCTTCCCGACCACCAGCGACCCGGCCGGAATGGCGATGGCCCGCAGATACATCCCGGGCGCAAAGTAATGCGTCAGGGGAAACGCCGCGCTATCGCCGTGCACCGCCTCCGGGTGCTGGGCCAGCGCCGCCTCAAAGGCCAGCAGTTGCGCGCGCCGTTCGGCGGGCGTCGGGGAATATTCCCCGACCACGGTTACGTCGGACGAGGACATCGAGCATCTCCTTCACTTCTCCGGCCACCGCCTCCGGCACCATGTGCGGGGTGAGCGGCTGGTAGCCCGGATAGCGCGCCATGAGCCGCGCTTGCACCTGCACACAGACCTCGAACAAGCGCTGGGTGCGTTCCTCCAGGGTCCAGACCACCATGGACTGCACCAGATCCCAGATGCGCACCATGGCTACGCCGCCAGGGCGGCACGCACGGCATTCACCGTGCTGGCCAGATCCGCATCGTTGGTCTCCACCACGCCTTCCCACGCGCTGGTGAGATTATCCCGCAAGGCGTCTGCGGTGGCAGGGGCATCCGTTAACGTCGGCAACCCCGCCACACTCACCACCGCCGGCAGCGCCGCCACCATCGCCGTCTTCCAGGCTTCGAGCGCGTCCAGGCGCGTCTCGTGGTCACTCGCCGTCGTCTCCAGCGTGTCCACCCGTTCCGTCAGCGCGGTCATCTGCCCTTCGAGCGTCGTCACGCGCCCCGTCACCACCTCCAGGGCCTGGGACAGCTCCAGCACCGCTTCTTGCAGCGCCGTCACCTCCGCTTCGAGCGCCGCCAGATTGCCGCTCGTGGTGCCTAAATCGTCTTCCACCTGGGTGATGTGCCCGGCATTGGCCAGCACGCCCCCGGCCAGCTCCGTGTTCGTGGCCGCTTGCTCCCCGCCCTGTCGGAGATAGGACGATTGCAACCAGCCAAAGGCGGTGCGCGTCAGCACGCCCGTGCGCGGCTCGACAAACGGCGCCGTGGCCAGGACTGGCGGTAAGGTCGTCGGCATCCCCTGCTCCCTACGCGAGACTCGCCCCCAGGATGGTCACCGGCACCGGATCACTCACCGACACCTCCGCCGTGAACTGCCGGGCGCGCCCGAGCCGCCGCCATTCGACGGTGCGCCCAGACTGCCCCAGCCGATGCGCACTCGCCCACCGGGCATTGTCCCAGATGCGGCCGCCATCGCGGGAGAGCCGCAGCATCACCTGCGGGTCGCTTCCCGGCACGACGCCGCCGTCCAGCCCCACGCCGGTCTCCAGGTGCACCCGCAAGCGCGTGAGCTGCACCCAGTCCTGGTCCTGGCGCAGCGTCGGCGTGATCCGTTGCCGCACCAGCGGCCGGTCGTCATCGGTATAGCACGTCGGGTCGAGCGTCCACAGCGTGCCCGCTTCCCAACTGCCGACCAGGTGCTGCCCATGCCCAAACGTGTGCACATAGGGCCGCCACGGATACCACACCGGATCATCGCCGCTCACGACCCGCAGGCTGTTGGCCCACAGGGTGCCGCGCTCAGACCACTGCTGGGTGCTCACATCATACCAGTACGAGGTCTCGAGGTCCGGCACATACAGCCCGTACCAGCTGTGCCCCGCCTGGCTATACGCCATCCCCACCGCCTCGGCCAGCCGCCGTGACTGACTGAGCGCCCACTCAATCGGCGGCGTCGAGATGCGGCGTGGCTGATACTGCTGCGCCGCCACCACCACCCCCTGCCCTTGCGTGTTCTGCGTCACCCAGATGACCGTATTGCCCAGCGCTTGCGCGACCCAGGGTCCGACACTCCCCACCTCCTGGAAGGCCCCAGGGAGCCGCTGGAAGGGCGTAAACGGATCGCCGGTGCTATAGAGCACCTCGGTCGTCTGCGTGCCAAACAGCCACAGCTCGCGCTGACTGACCAGCAGCCCCACCAGCGGATCGGGTCGGGCTTCGGCGGTGGCAAAGGCCAGGCTGTCGATACTGGGGCTATAGAGCTCGCTCCACTGGTACTGCCCGGTGCCCGGCACATTCCACACGAAGCGCCCATCGAGAAAGGCGATGGTGGCGCCACCGTGAAAATCCGTGTCGGTGGTGGCGCTGAACGCCTGGGTCGTGAAGTCCAGCCCATAGCCGTGCGCCCCGTCGACCAGCGCGAGGAGCAGGCCGTTATCGGTCATCGACACCAGCCCGGTCGTACTCACGAGCGTGCCGCGCTCCACCGGCGGCCCGGCGCTGAAGACTTCCGACAGCCTGGACCCACTGACCGCAAACACCCGGCCGTTTGACGCCGTATACAGCCCGCGCACGGGGCCCTGGACAAAGGTCCTACGGCGCCGGAGCCCCGGCATCCCGTAGAGCACGAGCTGCGGCGGCGTCCCCCCAGCGTCGGCCACCTCGCCATACATATTGATCGTTCTCTCCGGACTGACATCAAGAGAACGGCTGCGGTAACTCGGGCCGGTAAAGCCTGGCCACGCGGGCATTAGCGCCTCCCCCTGTACGTGCCGGTCTGCCACCACCAGTCGCCCCGGCCGCGCCCGGCCACTGCAGGGTCCATCCCGAGCCGTGGAACCACGGTATTGGTGCGTTTGACGCCACTTTTCGCTTCTGCGAGCATCGCGGCGATGGTCGGGGACACCTCCCGGCCATACTCCGGGCTCAGGTCGACCGCCACCCCGGCGCGCAGCAGCCGTTCATAGCCCTGGGGAAACTGGAGCACGGTGTCGAGGCTGGCACAGCGCGCCAGCGGCACCCAGGGGAGCACCCCGAGCGCGTTCGTCTCGTCCGGCGCCGGCCACACCGTCAGCGTCCCCAGCGGATACGTCGGCTCATAGAGCCAGCTCTGGGGATACAGACTGGTGAGCTGCTTCAAGCCAATCGCCTCATAGTCCGCCTGCGACAGCGCGAGGAGCGGCCATTCCAGCTGCTGGCTCACCACCCGCAGGAGGACGCCCTCCACCTGAAGAGGACGCGGCGCGGCAATCTGGCCAGCCGGCAGCCCCCAGGTATACGTGGATTGCCCGGCCACCAGCGGCACGTCCAGCCGTTCCACGACGTAGATCAGCAAGCGGTCGTTACTCCACGAATCCAGGAGCTGATTGAGCGTCTGCAAGGCGTCGTCGGCTTCCTGCGCCGTCGGCACCTCGCCGGCCGCGAGCACCCCGAGCAGCCGCAAACTGCTACTGATGAGCGAGCGTGCCGTTGTCACTTGCCACCTCCACAGCCCGGCCAATGGTGCGCGTCGACGTGCCCAATTCCTGGGCGATGCGCTGGATACTGAGCCCCTGCTGCCGCATGACGGCCACCTGCGCCGCCAACCGGACGTGGAGCGGCGGCACGGCTGGTGGCGCGTCGGCTGGCGCTGCGGCTGCCACCGGCGCTGGCGCCGTCAGCCGCACGAGGAGCGCTGCCAGGTCGTCCAGAAACACCACCTTGTCCCGATACGGCGCCCGGCGGATGGCTTCCGCCAGGGCGACCGCGTCGGCATGCAGCGCCGCTACGCCTGGGCTTGCCACAGCCGGCAGGCCCACTCGGGACGAATCGCGGCCACCCCATAGAGGATCTCGGCCCGGGTAATCCACTGATCCGATAACACCTCCCATTGCCGCGTCATCCGCAGGCTCACCCCCAGCTGGTCATCACTGGCGCGGCTCGCTTCCGCGCTCTGCGTCGGGAGATCGAGGTCCACCGTGGCCAGCGTAAACGCATCGCGGTGAAACGCCAGTCCCTGCGTATACACCCCATTGGCGGTGCCGAGAAAGGTCAGGGCGGCGCCGTCTTGCGGCGAGGCGGTCACCGTCTGATAGGCGCCGCTGGTCGTGATGGCCGGCTGAATCTGCAGCGTGGCCAGCCCGCCGATATCCGACGAGGCGTTGGCGGTTGCCACAAACTGTTGCAGCTTGCCCGTCGATTGGCGGGTCTGGGGATTCACCCCGTAGACGCCCTCGATGGTAAACACATCCCCGGCGCGCACCCGCAAGCCGACGGCCGCGGTCCACGCATCCGTGTTCAGGCTGGTGCCCGTCTGGCTGCCCCCGGCCACCACCGGCACCCCACCGAGCGGGCCGACCGTGTGCGCGTAGACATTCTGGTCCATCGACCAGCGCCAGCCCCCGGCCAACCCCATGGTGCCTTGCTCGTACTGGTCGGCAATCCGGTCCGACGCCTGAAACAGTCCTTTGAGGTTATCGACCACGTCCACCTGCTGCCAGGGGCCAATCACCACGGCACGGTTGCGGTCGCGCGGGGCACAGTTATCATCGAGCTGCGCCCCGGCCTGGAGGTAGGGCAGGAAATAGTTGTCAGTCGCCTGGGGCACCTCCACCGAATTCCACACGCCGCTATACAGGGCCAGCACGTGGCGGTCCACGTCATTGGCCAGCGTCGCCATGGCCGGCTCCAGCACGCGCTGCGAGTAGTCGTCGAGGGACAGACTGCGCTCGGCACTGGTAAACTGCACCGGGACGACGGGCTGCTGATTGATGGTCAGCGTGGCGGTCGTCTCGACGAAGTCTTGCGGGGTAATACTGGGGCCCGGCTGCACCGACGGGCGCCACGGCACGCGAATGGCCAGGCTGGAGCCAATCTTCGCCCCGGCGACGGCAAATTGACTGTCGTACTGCCGATTAATCTGGCTCGCCGCCTTCAGGTTGTTTTTCAGGATCATCAGGGCTCTACGAGTCACCATTGATATAGTTAAGAGCGTATTTGGCACAGTTTATACTCCGTGTATCCTCTCACCTGATCCCAGGGTACGTTCTTTTCCACCACTGTTCAAACTCTCGCTGGCTCATGGTGTCAAAGTTGGGTTCCGCTGGGCCAGGCTGCCCGGCGCCACTCACGGGCTGCACGGGCGTGGGTAAAGGGGACGGAGGTTCCTGACGAGGGGTGCGGCCATTGCTGGCCACAGGGCTGCTCAAGCGCAGTTCGAGCTTGCCGATTTCGCGTGCCATGGCCAGCGGGCGCGTCTGCGCCACCTGGTTCAAGCGCGTGATTTCGTCCGGGTGCTGGGCCAGATAATAGGTCAGCTCCGCGCCCAAGTCGCTCTCCTGCACGCAGGCATCGAGCGCCGGGGCGGTATAGACCCCGCTCAGGCGGTCCAGCACCGTATCAAAATCGGCATACTTCTGGCGCGCCGCCGTGGCTTGCTCCATCAGCTGCTGCTTCAGCTGCGCCTGCTCCTGCTCAAGGCGCTGGGCGTGCTGCTCGCGGGCCAGTTCCTGCTTGAGCTGCGCTTTGTCCCAGGCGCGCACGGCGGTGAACCACTCCTGCTGCGAGGGGTAGTCCTCTTCGCGCGGCTCAGGCTGCTGGTGCAGCGGCACCGGCTCGGGCTCCCGTGCGGGGCGCTGATAGCCCTGTTCGAGCATCTCCAGCCGGGCTTTGATGGCCGCCTCGCGGCGTTCGGCTTCGCCCCGTAACCGCCGTTCGCGGTCAATGCGGCGTTGCACACTGCGCGACACCGGGGGGGCCGTGGCCTCCTCCTCGTCGTCCTCCTCCGTCGTCTCGGGAGCACTGGGAACGTCCGGGGCTGAAGCGGGAGGTGCCGGCTCCTCGGGAGCGGGCGCAGCCGGAACGTCAGGCGGGGCTGAACCGCCAGCGGGTGCCTCCGGAGGAGGCGCAGCCGGATCGGGCACCGTCAGGAGGGTGCCATCAGGGCCAGGTTCGGTCACGGTGATCGGCATAGGATCGAGCGCTCCTATGAGGCGTTAGGGACCTTTCGCGCTCCGGTGTGGGCGCATGAAAAAGGCCCAGGGCGGTACGTACCCTGGGCCTTGGATGGCTGCGCTCAGCTCTCAGTGGCCGCCGAGAGGAGCGCGAAAGTTTGGGGCTAAGTAGACAATACCCTCAAAAACTTGTCAAGTCTTGGCGCGATCCGTGTAGTGCAGGCTGTGCGCCAGCCGGGTGAGCTCCCGGTCGAGCCGCTCGGCCCGCGCGTGGGCCCGAAACCAGGCGAGCCAGCCGCCCAGCACCAGCGCGTACCACCCGAGCCACAGCAGCCAGTCCCAGATCCAGGTGAGCATCTTAGTCCTCCTGGACATTGCAGGGAGATTCTTCCTCATCCCAGCGATAGGAGGTACGGAGGGTTGCCCGATACAAGAGGGTTAATTCCTTGATCGCCGCCGCAAACACGAGCACACACGTCTCGTCGTCGACCTCATGCTGCCCATGGAGGTCTTCTATCTGGTCGGTGAGCACCTCGACGAAATGCTTCATCGCCAACACACGACGCTGGCGGAGAGTCAAGGGCAACAGGATCGCCTCCATCTCGTTATAGGACTCCTCTGGGATTTCATCCCACCAACGATCAAGGAGATGCATCGACGCCTTCCTCGTGAGCCCACGATCAATCCGCTCCATGTCCCGAGCCCTCCTGCCCGTTGCGGCTGAGCTCGGCGGCCTTCAGCGCCAGTTCCTGTTCCTTGACGCCAATCTGCCAGGCGTTGTACTCGCGCTCGATGTCCAGCTCCCGGGCCTTCAGCGCGTTCTGCTCGCTCTTGTCTTTCACCTGCAATTCGAGCTCGTTGTTGCGCTGCCGCAGCTCCTGGATGGCCCCTTCGGCTTGCTTCGCATAGGCGTTGAGCGCTTCGAGCTGCCCGCTCATCTCCTGCACCTGCTGGGTGAGCTGCTGGATCTGCTGCGCTTGCGACGGCTGGCCGTTCTTGCCCTCTTGCAGCTCGGGCGGTAACAGCTTCTGCAGCCGGTCGGCGAGGGCTTGCCCGCCCGGCATATCGAGGTTTTTGACCAGCACGTCGGCGGTATATTGCATCACCTGCGGCATCGCCTGGGTGAGCTGCATCAGCACCGCCACCGCCTCCTGCCGCTTCGTGGCATACCCCGGCCCGGCCTGCACGATGACGTCATACTGGCCGACGGTGAGGTCGTAGAGCGTCGGCAGCCCGCTCAGCGGGTCGACATATCTGGCGCCGACGATCACCTGCTTGAGCGTCTCGTCCGGGCCAAGAATCCGCAACACTCGCCGACTGTCGTACAGGCGGGGGATAATCTCCAGCAGAATCTCCCCCACCCGGCGCACACTGCGGCGCAAATTATCGAGGTAGTGAAACTGCCCGACCTGCCCCTGCTGGCGCTGCTGATAGACCGTACTCGCCGCTTCGCCGGGCGGCCCCTGCTGCCCCAGCTGCGGCTGATAGATGCCGGTGGTGTGGCTCAGGTCTTGCGCCGCGAGCAGCCGCGCCTGGCTAATCGCCTGCACCGGGGGCTCCAGCACCTGGCGCTGCGGCGGCGGCACCGGATCCGTCCCCAGGCTGCGGGGTCGGTACAGCAAATAGGCATGGTTCATGGTATTCGCCGTGGCCCACAGGTGCTCATAGCCCTCCTGTTGCCCTTCGGCCAGAAGCCACGGGGCTTTCGGCGCCAGGGCGATGGTTTCCGCCTCGGCCGAGGCCCACAAATTGTAGGAATACTGCGAGTCCTTGGCGTGGCGCACCACGCCGGTATAGTCGAGCTGGCCGGTCTCGGTGACGCGCTCGTCGCCGGTGACGCGCACCACCGGGAGGGTCCGGCCCACCCAGCGCGTCTGGCGGAGCACCTGATAGCCGCACAGCGTCGCCCAACAGACCTGCGGGATCTGCGCCCGCCGGGTGGCCACCACGGGCACCTCCTCGGGCACCGCCTGACGCGGCCGGACCGTGCCATCGGCCAGCTGCACCAGCGTCACGGACCGCAGCTCGCGCCAGTAATACTCCGCGACTCGCACCGTGTCGGGGGTGATCCAGCTATCGCCGGCGGTTTCCCAGCTCGCCGCCTCGGGCGGCAGGGCGCCGTACTGCTGCTGGTAGACGTCTTTACTCAGCACGGTGACGACAAAGCCCCACTGGGCGTCGGCGCCGGTGGGGTCGGTACTGGTGGGATCGAGGTAGACACACAGCGGGTTGACCAGCCGCTCAATGACCGGCTCCTGGTCGAACGAGGCGCCGTCCACATAGCGCGTCGTCACCCGGAGATAGCCCAGCCCACAGGCGGCCGCGCTCTCGAGCGCGGTATCGTAGGCGAGATCGGCATGCGAGGCCTGCTGAATCTGCCGCATCAAGCCTTCAATCACCTCGGCGGTGGCGGGGTCAGCCTGGTCGTCCACGGGCTGCACGGTGATACTGGGCCGGTTCTGGCGCGCTTCGTTCACCACCTGGCGGACGAACTGCGGCAGCTGATTAATGGTGAGACAGGGGCGGCCTTCGGCTTCGCGCTCGGCTTCCACCGCCTCCGGCCATTGCTGCCCGGCGAGAAAGGCGAGGTCGTCTCGGGCACTCGCCCGCCACGTCGCACTGGCGTCTTCCGCGTGCCTGAAGCGCTCGCGAGCCACGCGCAACAGCTCCTCCTCGCCGGGGCGTGCCGGGGGCGCGGCGTCCTCGGCCATGGTTACACCTCGCCAGGGCTGGCCGGCGGGACGGGGGCCGGGACGGGGGCGGACACCGGGGTCGTCTCGCCCACACTGGCCCAGGTCGTGGCATGCTCCATGGCCGCCTGGGCGGTCTGCTGCGCCACCTCCCGGGCCACCTGCTCTGCAATCAGCCGGGCCGTCTCGGTCTCGCTGCGGCTTTCGGCCGCGGCCAGCACCGGGCTGAGCTGTTCGAGGGTGCGGACCGCGGCGCTATAGGCATCCTGCACCGCCAGATCGCCCGCGTGCCGCAGCGCAAAGGCTTTCAGCGAGGAGACGGCCAGCCGGGCAAACTGCTGCTCGCCCGCGTAATCTTTGTCGAAGGTGACCAGTTCGCTCATTTTTTGCCTCGCTTTCTGGGGATGTCGGCCCCGGCCTCCCGGGCTTTCTCCAGCGCAATGGCGCGTTTCATCGCCTCTTTTTTGGGAGCAGAGACGTTCGCGCGGGTGACGGTGGACGGGGTGTTGGTGTGGACTTCGCGCATCGCGTTGGTGACGAGACGCTCTGTTTTCGAGGGCTTTGTGGGCATCGGAGACCTCCTGAGTGGCAGGGATGCGCCAAGCATAGCACAGAACCGTTAGCCTTTAAACGTATTGCGCCAGCCCCCGGCGCGGCGACCGGGGCCCACGGGCACCACGACGTGCTGGCGAGGCGGCTGCCGCTCGCCTTCCCACCCGACGGCAAACGACGCCAGGGCCGCGGCGCCGTGACTCGCCCAGTCGTGGAGCGGCGTGTCGAGCCAGGTGCGGCGCGTCTCAGACCACTCGCGGCGGTAGGCTTTGAGGGCTTCGAGGCCGGCGTGACAGTGGGTCGTATCGATCCAGCACCGCGCCAGGAGCGTGCGCACCGCCTGAATCTGGCTCGCGAGATCGCCACGCGGCACGAGCACCGCCGGTTTGAGCCCGAGACCCTCGGCAATCTGCAAGCGGGTCCGGCCATCCTGGCTAAAATCCCGCGCCGCCATGTCGTGCGGGAAATAATGCCGGCCATAGGTGTAGGGCTTGTCTTTGAGCGCCCGGGCGTACCATTCGAGGCCGTGATCACTCGCTTCCAGGTAGTCAATCAGGTGCAGGGCCTGGCCCACCGGCTGCAGGAACCAGATGGCCGTGGCATCGGCGACGCCCAGATCCCAGGCGGTATGCACCGGCAGATGGGACTGCCACGGCACCACGCCCAGGCGGCCGTCGGCCGCGGCGGTCTCCAGGTAGGAGCCGTAGTACGAGCCAATCAGGGCGCTCTCGAACGACACTTCAAACTCTTGCGCGTACTGTTCCGGGGCCATGACCGCCCGCGCCGAGTCCAGTTCGGCCTGGGGCACAATCCCCGTCTCACTGGCCCGGTACAGACAGGTATGCCAGGCCGGGTCTTTCAGGGCCTGCTGATAGAGGTCGTAGAAGGCGTTATGCCCGAGCGGAGTGCTGATGTGAATCGCCCAGCCTTGCCGATCGGCCAGGGCCGGGCGGACAATTTCCGGCCACAGGCGCGGCCGCATCTGGGCGGCTTCATCGAGCACGACGCCATCGAAATACAGGCCGC